ATGACAGCAAGACTTTCCGACGAGGCACCGGTTCCGAGGGATCTGATCTCGGCGACCGAGGAGCTTTATCGCGAGGCGGCAGGGGAACTGGCGCAGGCGATCCGCAATATCAGGCAGGGCCGGCTGGACGAGGTGAAGGCGACCGCACAGGCGGTGCGCGACCTGAAAGTGGCGTTCCAGTTGGCCATGGATGAAAGGACGAGGGTTGAAAAACTCCGCAAAGAGGACGGCACCGCTGGCACCGGCCATGCCTTCGACTTCGACGCGGCACGGGTTGAAATCGGCCGCCGCCTGGCTCGCCTGCGCGACGCCGCAGACGGTTGAGGAGTTTCTGGGCGACCTCGGCGACACGGCGCTGATGGCGCTGCCCTGGCTCTTCGAGTTCTGGGCGCTGCCGCATCAGCTGCCGCCCGAGGGGGCCTGGCGAAGCTGGGTGATCATGGGCGGGCGCGGCGCCGGCAAGACCCGCGCCGGGGCCGAATGGGTGCGCGCCGAGGTCGAAGGATCGCGGCCGCGCGATCCCGGGCGGGCGCGCCATGTCGCCCTGGTCGGCGAGACGATCGATCAGGCGCGCGAGGTCATGGTCTTCGGCGAAAGCGGCATCCTTGCCTGTTCGCCGCCCGACCGGCGGCCGGTCTGGGAGGCCGGGCGCAGGCGGCTGGTCTGGCCCAATGGCGCGGTGGCGCAGGTGTTTTCGGCGCATGAGCCGGAAAGCCTGCGCGGCCCGCAGTTCGATGCGGCCTGGGTCGACGAACTGGCCAAGTGGAAGCGGGCCGAGGAGGCCTGGGACATGTTGCAGTTCGCGCTCAGGCTGGGTGCCCATCCGCGTCAGGTGGTGACCACGACGCCGCGCAATGTCGGGGTGCTGAAGGCGATCCTGAAGAACCCCTCGACGGTGATCACCCATGCGCCGACCGAGGCCAACCGGGCCTATCTGGCGGCCTCGTTCATCGAGGAGGTGCGGGCGCGCTATGCCGGCACAAGGCTTGGCCGGCAGGAACTGGACGGGGTGCTTGTCGAGGATGCCGAGGGGGCGCTGTGGACCACGGCCGGGCTTGAGGCCTGCCGGGCGCCGCGACCCGAGCATCTGAGCCGGATCGTCGTCGCGGTCGATCCGCCGGTGACCGGGCATGCCGGTTCGGACCAGTGCGGCATCGTCGTTGCCGGTGCGCTGACCGAGGGGCCGCCGGCCGACTGGCGGGCCTGGGTGCTGGAGGATGCCAGCGTCTCGGCGGCCTCGCCGGCCGACTGGGCGCGGGCGGCGATCTCGGCGATGGAGCGGCACGGCGCCGACCGGCTGGTGGCCGAGGTCAACCAGGGTGGCGACCTGGTCGAGAGCGTGGTCCGCCAGATCGATCCGGTGGTGCCGTTCCGGGCGGTGCGCGCCTCGCGCGGCAAGACCGCCCGGGCCGAGCCGGTGGCGGCACTTTACGAGCAGGGAAGGGTGCATCACCTGCGCGGGCTGAATGATCTGGAGGACCAGATGTGCCGGATGACGGTGCAGGGCTATCAGGGCCGCGGCTCGCCCGACCGGGTCGATGCGCTGGTCTGGGCGCTGAGCGACCTGATGGTGGAGCCGGCGGCGAAGTGGCGCCGGCCGCAGGTCAGGAGCCTGTGAGCGGGCCAGAGCGGGGGGTTCTGCCCCCCGGGGGGGATCGGAGCGGGGGGCTGTCTGCCCCCCGGGCGCTGGCGCGCCGCCCCCCGAAGGTATTTCGGACAAGGTGAAGGGACGTGGTGCCGCGATGCGGTGCCGGTCCGCCCCGCGGGCTGAAACAGGAGAATGACCATGGCATGGAAGATCTTCCGGCGCGCCGAGGGCGCGGTGCCGGAGCAGAAGGCCTCGGCCACCGGGCGGGTTGTCGCCTGGGGGTCGTCGGGCCGGGTGGCCTGGAGCCCGCGCGACGTGGTGAGCCTGACCAGGACCGGGTTTGCCGGCAATCCGGTCGGGTTCCGGGCGGTCAAGCTGATTGCCGAGGCGGCGGCGGCGCTGCCGCTGGTCTGTCAGGACGGCGAGCGGCGATTCGAGACCCATCCGCTGATCGCGCTGATGCGGCGGCCCAATGCCGGACAGGGGCGGGCGGAGTTGTTCGAGGCGCTTTACGGCCAGTTGCTGCTGAGCGGGAACGGCTATCTGGAGGCGGTGGGCGGCGGCGGCGGCGGGATGCCGGCCGAGTTGCATGTGCTCAGGTCGGACCGGATGAGCCTGGTGCCGGGAGCGGATGGCTGGCCGGTGGCCTATGACTACAGCGTCGGCGGGCGCAGGCACCGTTTCGACATGACCGGGCCGGTCGATCCGGTGCTGCATGTCAAGAGCTTCCATCCGCAGGATGATCATTACGGGTTGTCGCCGATGCAGGCGGCGGCGGTGGCGGTCGATGTCCATAATTCGGCATCGAGCTGGTCCAAGGCGCTTCTGGACAATGCCGCACGGCCCTCGGGGGCGATCGTCTACAAGGGCGCGGACGGCCAGGCGCAGCTTTCGGCCGATCAGTATGAGCGGCTGGTGAGCGAGATGGAGCGCCATCACCAGGGCGCGCGCAATGCCGGCCGGCCGATGCTGCTGGAGGGCGGGCTCGACTGGAAGCAGATGGGCTTCAGCCCCAGCGACATGGAGTTCCAGAAGACCAAGGAGGCAGCGGCGCGCGAGATCGCGGTGGCCTTCGGGGTGCCGCCGATGCTGGTCGGCATTTCCGGCGACGCCACCTATGCCAATTACCAGGAGGCCAACCGCGCCTTCTTCCGGCTGACGGTGCTGCCGCTGGCAACGCGGGTGACGGCGGCGGTCGGCTATTGGCTGTCGAGCCACCTTGGCGAGGCGGTCGAGCTGAAGCCCGATCTCGATCAGGTGCCGGCGCTGGCGGCCGAGCGTGACCAGCAGTGGCAGCGGGTCGGCGCGGCGGATTTCCTGAGCGAGGCGGAGAAGCGCGCGATCCTTGGCCTGCCGCGGCTGACCGACGAGGCCTGAGCCATGGCGCAGGGCGGATCGCGCTATCTGAAGGAGCCGTTCGAGTGCACCCATGAGCACCGCATCCTGGCGACCGAGAAGATCATGGCCTTGCAGTTCGAGACCGTCGAGAAGCGGCTGGAGCGGATCGAGGCGATGATCGTCGGGGTCGAGAAGCGGCTGTGGATGACCGTCTTCGGCGTCGTCGGCGTGATGCTGAGCCAGGCGGTGCAGTCGATCATCGAATTCGGGCCGAGATAGGAAAAGGCACATGATGACAAGCGACTACGGGCTGGAGACCAAGTTCTGCCGGCTGGGCGAGGCGATCACGGTGAGCGATGGCTGCCGGATCGGCGGCTATGCCTCGCTGTTCGGGCTGGCCGATCAGGGTGGCGATGTGGTGGTGGCCGGCGCCTACCGGCGCTCGCTGGCGCGGCTGGCGGCCGAGGGGCGCGCGGTGAAGATGCTGTGGCAGCATGATCCGGCGCAACCGATCGGGGTCTGGGACGAGATCGCCGAGGACGCGCGCGGCTTGCGCGTCAAGGGCCGCATCCTGACCGAGATCGACAAGGGCCGCGAGGCGGCGGCGCTGATCGGGGCGGGAGCGATCGACGGGCTGTCGATCGGTTACCGCACGGTGACGGCGGAAAAGGACGCGAAGGGCCTGAGGCTGCTTCGCGAGGTGGAGCTTTGGGAGGTCTCGCTGGTGACCTTTCCGATGCTTTCCGAGGCGCGGGTCGGGACCAAGGGCGAGACGCCCGCGGATGCCGCCCTGCGCGAGCTGGCGGCGGTCTTCGACGATGCGCGCCGGAAGCTGGCGGGGCGTTCCGGCCCCGCCTGACACAACCCCTGACGTGAGGTGATGGGTATGAGACAGACCGAGACCAAGGCTCGGGCCGGGGAAGGCGTGTCCGACGCTCCGGCCCATGAGGTGAAGACCGCGCTTCAGGGGTTCCTGGGCGAATTCAAGGGCTTTCAGGACGAAATGACATCGAAGCTGCAACAACAGGAAGAGCGACTGACCATGCTTGATCGCAAAACTCATGCTGCCGGGCGCCCGGCCCTGTCCACCGCCGTCGATTTCGACGCGCCGCACAAGAAGGCCTTTGCGGCCTATCTGCGCTCGGGCGACGATGACGGGCTTCGGGGGCTGGCGCTGGAGGGCAAGGCGCTGAATACCCAGGTGAATGCCGAGGGCGGCTTTCTGGTCGATCCCGAAACCTCGGAGCGGATCCGCGGGGTGCTGAAATCGACCGCCTCGATCCGCGCCATCGCCAATGTGGTGGCGGTCGAGGCGACCTCGTTCGACGTGCTGGTCGATCACAGCGACCTCGGCTCGGGCTGGGCGACCGAGACCGGCACGCTGACCGAGACCGCGACGCCGCAGATCGACCGCATCTCGATCCCGCTGCACGAGCTGTCGGCGATGCCGAAGGCAAGCCAGCGGCTTCTGGATGACAGCGCCTTCGACATCGAGGGCTGGCTGGCCGAGCGCATCGCCGACCGCTTCAGCCGGGCCGAGGCGCAGGCCTTCGTCTCGGGTGACGGGATCGACAAGCCGAAGGGGTTCCTGAGCCATTCGACGATCGACAACGGGGTCTGGGCCTGGGGCTCGCTGGGCTATATCCCGACCGGTGCGGCGGGGGACTTTTCGCCGACCGCCGCCTCCGATGCGATCATCGACCTGGTCTATGCGCTGAACGCCGAATACCGCGCCAATGCGAGCTTCGTGATGAACTCGAAAACCGCGGGCGCGGTCAGGAAGATGAAGGATGCCGATGGCCGCTTCCTGTGGTCGGATGGTCTGGCCGCCGGCGAGCCGGCGCGGCTGATGGGCTATCCGGTGCTGGTGGCCGAGGACATGCCCGATATCGGCGCGGATGCCTTCGCCATCGCCTTCGGCGATTTCCACAACGGCTATACCATCGCCGAGCGGCCGGACATGCGGGTGCTGCGCGATCCGTTCTCGGCCAAGCCGCATGTCCTCTTCTACGCCTCCAAGCGGGTCGGCGGCGACATCAGCGACTTTGCCGCGATCAAGCTTCTGAAATTCGCCGTGGCGTAAGCGCGGCGGATCGGGCCGGGGGATCTCCCCGGCCCGGGGCGCGGGCCGAACGCCCCCCGTGTTGTCTAGCTCTCCCTCCGTCCGAGCAATGCGGGCTGGCCCGCGCCCGACCTTCCGACCGGAGGGGGGGGGGGCGCAATTTTCGGAGTGATGCCATGATGCTGATCGAGCAGACCAGCGTGCCGTCCGCGGCGCTGCCGGTCCAGGACTTCAAGGACCATCTGCGGCTCGGCACCGGCTTTGCCGACGACGGGGTGCAGGATGTGCTGATCGAGGGCTATCTGCGCGCCGCGATGGCCGCGATCGAGGGCCGGATCGGCAAGGCGCTGATCGCGCGGGACTATCTTCTGACGCTGGATGCCTGGCGCCGGCCCGGCGAGCAGCCGTTGCCGGTGGCGCCGGTCAGTGCGGTTGCCACGGTGACGATGGTTGACCGCGACGGGGTGGCGGTGGCGGTCGATCCGGCGCGCTATGTGCTGCAACGCGACAGCCAGCGGCCGAAGATCATCGCCACCGGCGGCTGCCTGCCGGGGATTCCGGTCGGCGGCAGGGTCGAGGTTGCCTTTACCGCCGGTTTCGGCCCGGCCTGGGTCGAGGTGCCGGTCGATCTGGCGCAGGCGGTCTTCCTGCTGGCCGCCCTTTACCACGAGAACCGGCACGAGACCGACGCCCGCGCCCAGGCGATGCCCTTCGGGGTGATGGCGCTGATCGAACGCTGGCGCACCGTCAGGGTGCTGGGCGGGGGGGCGGCATGAGCGCGCCACGACTTAACCGCAAGCTGGTCCTCGAAGCGGCGCAGCGCCAGCCGGACGGTTCCGGCGGCTGGTCCGAGACCTGGGTGGCGCTGGGGGTGCTCTGGGCGCGGGTCGATCCGGGCACCGGGCGCGAGCGGGCGGGCGAGTTTGTCACCCTGTCGAGCGTGCCCTACCGGATCACCCTGCGCGCCGCGCCCATGGGGGCACCGTCGCGGCCGCGGCCCGAGCAGCGGCTGCGTGACGGGGCGCGGGTCTTTCACATCACCGCCGTCACCGAGGACGACCCCGGCGGGCATTACCTGACCTGCTTTGCCCAGGAGGAGGTTCCGGCATGAGCTATGGCACTGGCGCGGCGCTTCAGGCCGCGATCTATCAACGGCTGGTCGCCGACGGCGCGCTGGCCGCGCTGGTCGGCGGGGCGATCCACGATGCGGTCCCGCCGGGGCCGATCAGCGGCACCTATGTCTCGATCGGGCCCGAGGATGTGCGTGACGCCTCGGACCAGACCGGCCGCGGCGCGCTGCATGACTTCGTTGTCAGTGTCGTCACCGACGCCGCCGGCTTTCAGAGCGCCAAGGCGGTGGCGGCGGCGGTCTCGGATGCCCTGAGCGGGGCCGCGCTGGTCCTGTCGCGGGGGCGTCTGGTCGGGTTGTGGTTCGTTCGCGCCCGGGCGCGGCGGGTCGAGAAGGCCGATATCCGCCGCATCGACCTGACCTTTCGGGCGCGCACCGAGGACTAGGGCGCAGGGTGATTGCCTTGCATGTTTCGAACATTCGCCAGGCCGTTTCGATAGATATCGGCCCGTGAGTTGCACAAATCGGAGATACTCCCATGGTTGCCCAGAACGGCAAGGACCTTCTGATCAAGCTCGACCTGACCGGGGGCGGGCAGTTCACCACGATCGCGGGGCTGCGTGCCACGCGGATCAGCTTCAACGCCGAGACGGTCGATGTGACCTCTCTCGAAAGCCAGGGCGGCTGGCGCGAATTGCTGGGCGGCGCGGGGGTGCGCTCGGCCTCGGTCTCGGGCTCGGGCGTCTTTGTCGACAGCGCCACCGACGACCGGGCGCGGCAGATCTTCTTTGCCGGCACGGTCGAGCAGTTTCAGGTGATCATCCCCGATTTCGGCATCGTCGAGGGGCCGTTCCAGATCACCGCGATCGAATATGCCGGCAGCTACAACGGCGAGGCGACCTATGAGCTGAGCCTGGCCTCGGCCGGGGCGCTGGTCTTCACGGCGATCTGATGGCCAACCCCTGGGCAGGCGAGGTGGCGATCAGTCTTGACGGCCGGCGCCATGTCGCGCGGCTGACTTTGGGGGCGCTGGCCGAACTGGAGGAGGCGCTTGAGACCGGCACGCTGATCGGGCTGGTCGAGCGGTTCGAGTCCGGGCGCTTTTCCAGCCGCGATGTCCTGATGCTGATCGTCGCGGGACTGCGCGGCGGCGGCTGGCAGGGCAGTGCCGATGACCTGCGCGCCGTCGAGATCGGCGGTGGCCCGGTCGAGGCGGCGCAGGTGGCGGCGCGGCTGCTGGCACGCGCCTTCACCCCCCCGGCGGAGACCGGGCGATGACGGAAGCGGCGCCGGCGGGTTTCGACTGGCCCGGCCTGATGCGGGCGGGCATGGCCGGGCTGGGGCTGCATCCCGATCAGTTCTGGCGGCTGACCCCGGCAGAGCTTGCGCTGATGCTGGGCGATCCGGTGGCGGTGGCGCCGCTGGGGCGAAGCGCACTTGAGGCCTTGCGGCAGGCCTGGCCGGACCTGGCGCCGGGTCGGTCGAGTGAAACGGCGAAAGGGGAATGACATGGCGGTAACCGACGGGCTGGACGGGCTGGAGGCGCAGGCGGCGGCGCTTGAGACCAGTCTTGGCGGTGCGCAGGCGATGGCGGCGGCCTTCGATGCCGAACTTGGCCGGATGCGCGAGAGCATGATCTTCACCGGGCGCGAGGTGAACACGCTGTCGAACGGGATCGGGCGCGGGTTGCGGCGGGCCTTCGACGGGCTGATCCTGGACGGGCAGAAACTGTCGGATGCCTTGCGCGGCGTGGCGCAGGCGATGGCGGATTCGGTGCTGAATGTCGCCATCCGCCCGGTGCAGGACGCGGTCGGCGGCGCGATCGCCGGCGGCCTGAACGGGCTGCTGAGCGGGGTCTTTCCCTTCGAGAAAGGCGGCGGTTTCGCACAGGGCCGGGTGATGCCCTTTGCCCGCGGCGGCATCGTCAGCGCGCCGACGCTGTTTCCGATGCGCAATGGCCGTGGGTTGATGGGCGAGGCCGGCCCCGAGGCGATCATGCCGCTGACCCGCGGCGCCGATGGCCGGCTTGGCGTGCAGAGCGCCGGCGGCGGGCGCGCGGTCAACGTCACCGTAAATGTCAGCACGCCCGATGTGCAGGGCTTCCAGCGCAGCCAGAGCCAGATCGCGGCACAGGTCGGCCGGGCGCTGGCGCGCGGCGATCGCAACAGGTGAGGACAGGACATGGCATTTCACGAAGTGCGGTTTCCCGCCAATCTGAGCTTCGGCTCGGTCGGCGGGCCGGAGCGGCGCACCGAGGTCGTGGCACTGACCAACGGCTTCGAGGAGCGCAACACCCCCTGGTCGCAATCGCGCCGGCGCTATGATGCCGGCGTCAGCCTGCGCAGCCTCGACGACATTCAGGACCTGATCGCCTTCTTTGAAGCGCGGCAGGGCCAGATCTTCGGCTTTCGCTGGAAGGACTGGGCCGATTTCAAGTCTGGCCGCGCCTCGCAGCCGGTGCGCTTCGACGATCAGCTGATCGGCACCGGCGACGGGGTCAGCCGCGATTTCCAGCTGATCCGGACCTATGCCTCGGGCGCAGAGGCCCATGCGCGGCTGATCGCCAAGCCGGTGGCCGGCACGGTGCGCATCGGCCTTCAGGGCGACGAGCTGGCCGAGGGCGTTCATTTCGGCGTCGAGGCCACGACCGGCATGGTCAGCTTCGTCACCCCGCCCGCGGTCGGCGAGCGGGTGACGGCGGGATACGAGTTCGACGTGCCGGTGCGTTTCGATACCGACCGGATCCTGGTCTCGGTCGCCTCGTTTCAGGCCGGCGACGTGCCGCAGGTTCCGGTGGTCGAGGTGCGGCTGTGAGCGGGTATGACGCAGGATTGAGGGCCCATCTGGCAACCGGCACGACGACGCTGTGCCGGGCCTATGCGGTCAGGCGCGCCGATGGCAGGGTTCTGGGCTTCACCGACCATGACCGCGATCTGAGCTTCGACGGCATCCGGTTTCGCGCCGACAGCGGGCTGACGGCGGGGGCGGTGCAGCAGGCGACCGGGCTGGCGGTGGGCAATGCCGAGGCGGTCGGCGCGCTGCGCTCGGACGCGATATCCGAGGCCGATATCCTGGCCGGGCGCTATGACGGCGCCGAGGTGCGCGGCTGGCTGGTCAACTGGACCGATGTCAGCCAGCGCGCCTTGCAATTCGGCGGAACCCTGGGCGAGTTGACCCGGTCGGGTGGCGCCTTCAGCGCCGAGTTGCGCGGGCTGGCCGAGGTGCTGAACCAGCCGCAGGGCCAGATCTATCATGCGCGCTGCACCGCGATCCTTGGCGACGGGCGCTGCCGGTTCGATCTGGCGACCCCGGGCTTTGCCGAGGAGCGGCCGGCCGAGGGTGTGACCGATGCGCGGGTCTTTCATTTTGCCAGCTTCGCTGGCTTCGAGGATCGCTGGTTCGAGAAGGGCCGGTTCCGGGTGCTGAGCGGTCCGGCCGCCGGGCTGGTCGGCGCGGTCAAGAATGACCGGCTGGGCACGGGTGCGTCGCGGGAGATCGAGTTGTGGCAGGCGCTGGGAACCGCGCCGCAGCCGGGCGACTTGCTGCGCATCGAGGCCGGTTGCGACAAGCGCGAGGAGGTCTGTCGGCTGAAATTCGACAACTTCGACAATTTCCGGGGCTTTCCGGACATTCCCGGCGAGGACTGGCTGATGTCCTATCCGGTCGGCGCCGCGGTCAACGACGGCGGGAGCCGGCGCGGATGAGCGCGCAGACCCGAGCCGAGGCGGCGATCGCCATCGCCCGCGACTGGATCGGCACGCCCTACCGGCATCAGGCCTCGGCGCAGGGGGGCGGGACCGATTGCCTTGGCTTGTTGCGCGGCATCTGGCGCGCGCTTTACGGCTGCGAACCCGAAGCGGTTCCCGCCTATACCCCCGACTGGTCCGAACCGGACGGGCAGGAGCGGCTGTGGCGGGCGGCCGAGCGGCACATGCGGGCCTGCGCGCCCGCGACACCGATCGCGCCGGGCGAGGTCTTGCTGTTCCGGATGCGCGAGGGATCGGTGGCCAAGCATCTCGGCCTTGCCGCCCGGCGCGGCGGCGCGGCCACATTCATTCATGCCTATAGCGGTCACGGCGTTGTCGAAAGTCCGCTGTCGGCCCCCTGGCGGCGGCGCATCGTCGCGCGGTTCAAGCTGCCCTGACCGGAGCGCGGCCCCCCTGGGGCCGGCCAAGGGCGCAACATGTTCTGAGGAGGGTCGGCCATGGCGACCATTTTGCTTTCGGCGGCGGGTGCATCGCTGGGTGCGGGGTTCGGCGGGACCGTGCTTGGCCTGTCGGGCGCGGTGATCGGGCGGGCGGTCGGCGCGACGGTCGGGCGGGTGATCGACCAGCGCATCCTCGGGTCGGGGTCGCGCGCGGTCGAGACCGGGCGGGTCGACCGGTTCCGCCTGACCGGGGCCAGCGAGGGCGCGCCGGTCGGCCGGGTCTGGGGCCGGGTCCGGGTGGCCGGGCAGGTGATCTGGGCGACCCGCTTTCTGGAGCATCGCAAGACCACCGGTGGCGGCGGCAAGGGTGCGCCAACGCCGCGCACCACCGAGTTTTCCTATACCGTCAGCCTGGCGCTGGCGCTGTGCGAGGGCGAGATCACCCGGGTCGGGCGGATCTGGGCCGACGGGGTCGAGATCGCCCGCGATGACGTGACGATGCGGGTCTATAGCGGGTCCGAGGACCAGTTGCCCGATCCCAAGATGGAGGCGGTCGAGGGTGCGGGCCGGGTGCCGGCCTATCGCGGCACCGCCTATGTCGTCTTCGAGGACATCGATCTTGGTCAGTTCGGCAACCGGGTGCCGCAGTTCAGCTTCGAGGTGATGCGCCCGGCGCAGGGTTCCTTCGCCGATACCGTGCCGGATCTGGTGCGCGGCCTGAACGGGGTGGCGATGATCCCCGGCACCGGTGAATATGCGCTGGCGACCAGCCCGGTCCATGTCAACAACGGCGTCGGGCGCAACCGGTCGGTCAATATCAACAGCGCCGGGGCGAAGGCCGATTTCGCGGTGTCGCTGGATAGCCTGGGCGAGGAACTGCCGGCGGTCGGATCAGTGTCGCTGGTGGTGTCGTGGTTCGGCGACGATCTGCGCTGCGGTCAGGCGGCGATCCGGCCCAAGGTCGAGGACCGCGCCTTTGACGGCGTCGGCATGGCCTGGCGGTCGGGCGGCATTGCGCGGGCGGCGGCGGAAGAGGTGGTGCGCCTCGATGGCCGGCCGGTCTACGGCGGCACCCCGGCCGATGCCTCGGTGATCGAGGCGATCGCGGCGCTGCGGGCGCGGGGGATGGCCGTCGTGCTTTATCCCTTCATCCTGATGGAACAGCTTGCCGGCAACGGCCTGCCCGATCCCTGGACCGGCGCCGACGATCAGCCGGCCCTGCCGTGGCGCGGCCGGATCACCCTGTCGGCGGCGCCGGGGCGGGCCGGCACCCCGGACCGCACGGCGGCAGCCGAGGCCGAGGTCGCGGCGTTTTTCGGCGCGGCGCAACCGGCCGATTTCGTCGTCAACGGCAAGACGGTCGGCTATTCGGGGCCGATTGAGTGGTCCTATCGGCGCTTCATTTTGCATTTTGCGCATCTTTGTGCCGCCGCCGGCGGGGTCGATGCCTTCTGCATCGGCTCCGAGATGCGCGGACTGACCCAGATCCGCGGCGCGGGCGACAGCTTTCCCGCGGTTGCGGCGCTGCGCCAGCTTGCGGCCGAGGTCCGCGCCATCCTCGGGCCGGCGACGAAGATCAGCTATGCCGCCGACTGGTCGGAATATTCCGGCTATCAGGCGCCTGAGGGCAATCGCCACTTCCACCTCGATCCGCTCTGGGCTGATGACAACGTCGATTTCATCGGCATCGACAATTACATGCCGCTGTCGGACTGGCGCGACGGCGCGGATCATGCCGATGCGGCCTGGGGGTCGATCTACGACCTTGGCTATCTGAAGGCCAATGTCGCCGGCGGCGAGTTGTTCGACTGGTTCTATGCCGATCCGGCGCACCGGCTGGCGCAGATTCGCACCCCGATCACCGATGGCGCCTATGGCGAGCCCTGGGTCTGGCGAGTGAAGGACATCCGCGGCTGGTGGGAGAACCTTCACCACGACCGCATCGACGGGCTGCGCGCCGCCACGCCCAGCCCCTGGGTGCCGGGATCGAAGCCGGTCTGGTTCACCGAGTTCGGCTGTGCCGCGGTCGACAAGGGCACCAACGAGCCGAACAAGTTTCTTGACCCGAAATCGGCCGAATCGGCGCTGCCGTTCTTTTCCGACGGCCGGCGCGACGACCTGATCCAGATGCAATACCTGCGCGCCATGGTCGATTTCTGGCGCGACCCGGCCAACAACCCGGTCTCGGCGCTTTACGGCGGCCCGATGGTCGACATGGACCGCGCCCATGTCTGGGCCTGGGACGCGCGACCCTTTCCGCAGTTTCCCGCCAATGCCGATCTCTGGTCGGACGGCGCGAACTATGCCCGCGGCCACTGGATCAGCGGGCGGGTCTCGGCCCAGCCGCTGGCCAGCGTGGTGGCCGAGATCTGCGAGGCGGCGGGGCTGAAGGACTTCGACGTCAGCGGGCTTTACGGGATCGTTCGCGGCTTTTCGCTGGCCGACAACGGCACGGGGCGGGCGGCCTTGCAGCCCTTGATGCTGGCCTACGGGTTCGAGGCGCTGGAACGCGACGGCGCGCTGGTCTTCAGGATGCGCGACGGCATGGTCGATGCGGTGATCGGCCCGGACGACCTGGCGGTGGCGGCCGAGACCGATGGCTGGGTCGAGACCCAGCGCGCGACCGAGGCCGAGATTGCCGGACGGGTGCGGCTGTCCTATGTCGAGGCCGAGGGCGATTATGAGGCGCGCGCGGTCGAGGCGATCTTTCCCGACGAGGCGACGACCGGGGTTTCGCAATCGGAACTGGCGCTGGCGCTGACCCGGTCCGAGGCGATGCGCATCGTCGAGCGCTGGCTGAGCGAGGCGCGGGTGGCGCGCGACGGCGCACGTTTCGCGCTGCCGCCGTCGCTGGGTCATCTTGGTGCCGGCGACGTGGTAACGCTGCCGGACGGCGGGCGTTACCGCATCGACCGGGTCGAGGAGGCGGGTGCGCTGTCGATCGAGGCGGTGCGGGTCGAGCCGGCGGTCTACCAGCCCTCGGACGAGGCCGAGGAACGGGTGACGCCGCGCAGCTTCGCCGCGCCGGTGCCGGTCTTCTCGCTGTTTCTCGACCTGCCGCTGATGAGCGGGCAGGAAGTGCCGCACCAGCCGCATCTGGCGGTCACTGCGACCCCCTGGCCGGGAAGTGCCGCGATCTACTCATCGGACCGCGATTCCGGCTACACGCTGAACCGGCAGATCGCCGCGCCCTCGATCATCGGCGAGACACTGACTCCGCTTTTTCGCGCGCATTCCGCGGTCTGGGACCGAGGGCCGGCGTTGCGGGTGCGGATCACCGGCGGGGGGCTGAGTTCGGTCGATCCCGGCCAGGTGCTGAACGGTGCCAATCTGATGGCGATCGGCGATGGATCATCCGACCGCTGGGAGCTTTTCCAGTTCGCCGAGGCGGTGCTGGTGGCGCCCGACACCTATGATCTGTCGTTGCGGCTGCGCGGGCAGGCGGGCAGCGATGCGGTGATGCCCGACAGCTGGCCGGCCGGCGGTTTCGTGGTGCTGATGGACGGGGCGCCGAAGCAGATCGGGGTGGCGGCCGGCGAGCGTGACCTGGCGCGGCACTACCGGATCGGCCCGGCGCGGCGCGGCTATGACGATCCGTCCTATGAGCACCGGATCGAGGCCTTCGCCGGGATCGGATCGAGGCCGCTGTCACCTGTCCATCTGGCCGCGCGGCGGTCGGCTGGGGGCGATCTCGATATCGGCTGGATCCGGCGCAGCCGGATCGAGGGCGACAGCTGGGCCGGGGTCGAGGTGCCGCTGGGCGAGGCGCGTGAGGCCTACCTCTTGCGCGTCGTGCAGGGTGGCGCGATCCGGCGCGAGGTCACCACTTTCGCGCCGGGCTGGATCTATGGTGCCGCCTTGCAGGCCGCGGATGCGGTGGCGGCGCCTTACGAAATTCATGTGGCGCAGCTGTCCGATGCCTTCGGGCCGGGCCCCTTCACGAGGATCACCATCGATGACTGACACAACCCGGCTTGGCCTTCCGCTGGTACAGGCGGCACAGGCGCAGAAACATGTCACGGTGAATGCGGCGCTGGTCCGGCTGGACGGGCTGGTGCAGTTGACGCTTCAGTCGAAAAGCCTGACCCTGCCGCCGGCGGCGGTGGTCGACGGCATCGCCTACGCGGTGCCGGCCGGCGCGGTGAACGGCTGGGGCGGGCAGGACGGCAAGGTCGCGATCGGCGCCAATGGCGGCTGGGAATTCGTGCAGCCGACGCGCGGCTGGCGGGCGATGGTGCTGGACGAGGGCGCCTCGGCGATCCACGACGGAAGCGGCTGGCGCATCGGCATGGCCACCCTGTCGCCCTTCAATGCCGGCATGTCGCTGGGTGTCGCCGAGATCGATCATGCGGTGACGGCGGGGCCGGTTTCGGTCACGGCGGCGCTGATCCCGGCCAATGTGGTGGTGATCGGCGCGACCGCGCGGGTCACGCAGGCGATCACCGGCACGCTGGCAAGCTGGTCGCTGGGTAATCCCGGTGCTTCGGGGCGCTACGGCACCGGGCTGGGGTTGGGGCAGGGGTCCTGGGCGCGCGGGCTGCTGAGCCAGCCGACGGCCTTCTATGCCCCCGAACCGATGCAGCTTGACGCGGTGGGCGGCGATTTCGCGACCGGAAGCGTGCGCATCGCGGTCCATTACATCGAGATCGCGCTGCCGGATCTGTGA